TTGACTGATAATGCCACTGCCGATCGTACTATACATTGGACAAATAATATAACCAACAGAATTTATAACCTGAAATTTGATAATATTGGCTATGGTGCTGCAATATATGACAGAACTGCAGCAGTTTATCATGACTTTAGTGATACAGGTGCGGCCGGTACAACTACAAGAAGTGCTATGCAAACAGGATCGTGTCGATTTTTATCATTTTATGAAGGATCAGATAGAGCATTTTTTGATTATGCTAACTTTGGAGTTGTGCATGGAGACCTCGCATGACGTCAGCAAGAATACAATCACGTGATGGACAATTAGTGATGCCTGAAATGGCTATCTTTCTAGCTCAAAGTGGAGGTGACGGAGCCAACGCTATGTCCTTGTCATCTTCAGCGGCTGAATTGACAATTTTTACAAGTGTGATCATAAATCAAGGATCAAATTTCAATTCTGGCACTGGCAGGTTTACAGCACCATGTGCAGGCATATATGAGTTTGGATTACAAATGATAGCTGGCAATGCAAATGATATTTATAGATTTACTTTTTTTAAAAATGGTGTTGCTCAATCTCCGCAACTAAGACTAGACACGTCTGACACAACAAATACTGATTATGAAACTGGTACAATGATTACCTATTTTGAGTTAGCTGCTGGCGACTATGTTTCTGTATATGCTCAATCAGACGGTGGTAACGATAAATTTTCTAATAGTACATATGACATATTTCGTGGAAGGTTCATAGGATAATGGCATACGGTAAGTTAGTAGCAGATGAGATTGAACACAGCAGCGCTGGGGCACTAGATACGCAGTTCGTTGTAAATGGTAGTGCGAAATATTGGTCTAATTTCGATGGAACAAGCACACCTTCATTGCGTGATAGTTTTAACGGAAGTAGTATAACAGATATAGGAACAGGTTTGTATCACTTACTTTTTACTAATAACATGGGCAATACTACACACGCACCGTTAGCTGTTTCTAATAATCATGCATCAGCTGATAATTTTGGAGGTGCATCTGACGTTGGTGTAGGTACAACTTATAGTAGCCTTACAATTGGCATTGCAACAACAGGCTTTTCTGTTGCATGTTACGATGGTGGAGTTATTGATGCCGAACTAAATCAAGCTGTAACTTTTGGGGATCTAGCATGACACAGAGCATTAATAGAAGAATTGCTGGTAACTTTAAACAGACTGGTTTACCTGCAAGTGTTGAAGGTGCTACGGGTGGAGGTTTTGATTCTGCCGAAGTCAACGATATCGTTATAAATTCAGAATATCTAAACAGCGAAAATTTAATAATCAACGGTGCTATGCAGATCGCACAGCGAGGTGCACTTTCTGTAAATGAGGCTGCCGGTGTTGTGCACAATCCAGATAGATTTGCTTTTAATACTGTGGGCGCCGCGGTTGTAACTAATTCTTCTGACTCAGCAACAAGTCTAAGTGATACTGGTTTTAAAAGTGCAATGAAAGTTGATGTTACAACAGCTGACGCTAGCTTAGCTGGAACTGACTTCGGCATTATAAGATATGTATTTGAAGGTAGAGATGTACAGAGTTTAAAATACGGAACGTCTGATGCTAAAGATGTAACAATATCTTTTTGGGTAAGATCACCTAAGACAGGTACACACATAGTTGAGTTGTATCACAACTCGGCCGCTTACGGTAACAGTAGAGCTTATACTGTAAGCTCAGCGAATACATGGGAATTTAAATCACTCACATTTTCTGGTTACACTGCAACTGCATTACCAAATGAAGATGAAGCAGAACTAAGAATATTCTGGTGGCTCGCATCAGGATCTACATATGCTGGTGGCACGCTCAATGATAACACTTGGAATAATACTGCAGCGAATCGTGCTGCAGGACAAGTAAACTGTCTAGACAACACATCTAATAATTTTTATTTGACAGGTGTTAAAATGGAAGTGGGCAGTAGACCTACACCTTTTAGACATAGAACAGAAGCAGAAGAGCTAGCAAGATGTCAAAGATATTATCAAAGGTATGATAGATTTAGTAACTACGCTGGTTTAAACTTAATGGTGCCATTCTCTGGTACGGGTGCTAACTGCCCTATGTTTTTAGCAGTGCAGCCAAGAACCAATCCTTCAGTGACATATTCTGATGCCTCTCACTTTGATTACTTTGGCATTACAGGCACTGGAGCTAGCGGAAATCCTTCATCACTACAAAGTCACGGCTGGGGTGGAGGAAATTCAATGGAACTAGGTATTACGAGTACAAGTCTTACAACTGCTAGAGGTTATTTATTTGAACCAAACAATAGCGCGGGTTGTTGGTTTGCATTCGACGCGGAGGTTGATTGATGACAGCATTATATAAAGAGTATAAAATTAAAGATGGTAGCGTAGGTGGTGTTATTAAAGTAGGACACAACTTAGGCATACCTAAAGAACCTAAGAATAGACATTGGCAAGAATATTTAAGATGGGTTGAAGAGGGAAATACACCTGACCCAGCGGATGATTAAAATGAAAATACCTGAATTTAAGAATACACATTTATTTGATAGACTTTGTTGGGCAAAAGAAAACTTAGAGCCTATACAAAGCGACTATCGCGTAGTATATGAACAAAACATTGACGAGCCCGCAAAGGTGCTTGTGCCCGATCCAAACTGGATGGCGTGTGCACAGGCGGGTGGCATACTTCCACCTGTGTGGGTATATCATGAATTGGCTGACGACGAGGCCAAGCCCGACTTTGTAAAACATACACGCGGTTATCTACTGCATGAAACTGACCCAGTAGAACCAATGACTGAAGAACAAGCAATTGAATATTTAATTATGAAAGACGTACCAAGAGAAGTATGGCAATCTTGGAATGAAGGAAATAAACCAAAGATGGTAATTTGCAGAAAAGAACAGTTACCGTCAACTAGAGAATGGAGAAACGCTTGGCGTATCTCCGAAGATTTAGAAGCCGCATAGGAGAAACTAATGGCAACAACAATCATAGATAAAGACGGCAAGTCTATTGATGCAGCTTCGGCAACGATACCGTCTGATCGTCATTTCCGCGGTGCATGGACACTCGATGGAACTGTAATATCAGAAGACCTTGCTACTGCAAAAAATATTTTCAAAGATAAAATTCGTGAAGTACGAAAGCCTTTGCTTGAAGAAGAAGACGTAGTATATATGAAAGCTTTGGAAGCAGACGATGCATCTGCTAAAACGGCATCTGTAACTAAGAAAACAAACCTACGTAATGCACCGGCCGCATCTGCAATTGCAGATGCTACGACTATTGCAGAACTAAAAGCTGCATGGGATACAAGTCTGCTAGGTACTTCTCCTTACGCATAGGAGGCGTAAATGCTGAAAGAAAAAAACCCAGGCCTCTGGGCAAACATTGCAGCTAAGAGGGCAAGAATTAAACGTGGCTCAGGCGAACGCATGCGTAAGAAAGGTGAGAAGGGTGCACCCGCACAAGACGCTCTACGACAAGCACAAGCTACGAGTAGACGTGAATCTATGAGTGAAATGCCAACTGTAAATACTAGTGCTATACCTAATCCGGCGGATACAGCAATGGGTCCACGTATACGTACTACTACCATGCATGATAAGCGTAGAAAAAAAGACAAGTTGCCTGTCTTACTCAAACGTTTTAGAAAGTATATTGAGGACAATGGTATAGGTTAATGGCCCGCATATATATTCTGATTTTTATCATTGCAATACTTGGTGGAATAGGTTATGGTGCTAAATATTATTATGACACTACACAAAATAAGATTGCAATCCTTACAGAAAATAATGCTCAACTCGAAGTAGCCGTTGAAACTGCGTCTGCAAGCCTTAACGCGGCTATAGAAAATCAAGAAAAATTAGGAGCTCTTAATAAATCTTTACAAATAGATTTGCAAAAAGCTGAAAAATACGGGGATAGTCTCCGTAACAAATTACAACAACTTAATCTAGTCAAAGATGCATTGACAGATGCAAAAGACTTAGAAGGTAGAATGAATGGTGCAACTGCTAAAATCTGGCGTGACATCACTACCGATACTGGTGGCGACGGTGGCCGTCCTGTTCCTGAGTGGCTGCAGCAGCCTAAGACTGCCGGCGGAAATCAAGACAGTAACCAAGATCGAGAAAGTGACGATACCAACGGTAGCGAGACCGAAGCCAGTACAACTGAATGATGTTCGAGTTTACGTAGTAAACGAAGAGATCTATGAAGAATTTGTGAAAGAGTTTACCGAAGAAAACGGTGAGCTTGCTTTTGTTGCACTGTCCATGAAAGACTATGAAAACTTAGCTCTCAATGTTTCAGAGCTTCGAAGATATATTAATCAACAGAAAAACATTATTGTATATTACGAAGATGCTGTAACAAATAAGGAGGAAGAAGAATGATGTCTTTCATATTAGATCAACTTATGACATGGTGGCAATTCACGGTTGTAGGCGTACTAATTATTATAGGATGGATAATTAATAAACTAGGCGTAGATTGTGATGAAGAAATTATAGGATTTGAATATATAGAAATGCCTCAGCTAAAACCTTTGAAGATTCCAACAGCTGGCAAGGGGTTTTGGAGTGCGCTATGGATGTGGCTTACTGGAACTAGACATTGGATGGTAGCATCTGATTGGGCATTTAAAGTTGATGGTGAGTGGTATGTCATACCAGCGGGCTTTGTATTTGATGGAGCGTCTATCCCAAAGTTTTTACACACATGGTTATCACCTACAGGCGTATTACTCATGGGTGGACTAGTGCATGACTATGCATATAAATATGAAACACTACTAAGAAAATATAAAAAAGAAACTATGGGTGTATTAACACAAAAACGTGCCGATGAAATCTTTAGAGATATAAACATCGAACAAAATGGTTTTCATTTTTTAAATAACCTAGCATACTGGGCTTTACGTATTGGTGGGTTTATGGCGTGGAATGGCCATCGTAAACGTAACTGTAAAATCGATGGTCTGAATGAATTTAATGAGAGTAAATTATTAGAGGAAGAAAAATGAGTTGTATTAAACATCAGTTAATTGTTGCAGCAAAAATGCATGCAGAAGGTGAACTTGAACGTGCTAAAACTAATATCATGGTTTACATGAATCATAGTGTTGGTATTGGTGAACACAGCGATATTGTGGAAGCTATTCAAGAAGAGCTTGACAAAATGGCTGCAGCATCTGATCGCATTGAGATGTTGGAAAAATATTTTGAAGATTGATCTTACTTAAAAAAATAAATATCTTTTTTTAAACGCAGAGTCCCTGAAGCCATAAAATAACGGTTTACAAACTCTGCGTTTTGATATATAATACTACCAGAAAAATAAACAATCAGATATTGAGGTACGAACATGGCTACACCGAATGTAGACACGCGAGAGTTTTTATCGCAGACAAAATTTTATGATGGATATTCACGTTTTAAAGAATATGGAAACGGTGGGTATGAGTCTTGGGACGAGGCAGTTGACCGCGTAATGGAAATGCATTTAGATAATTACGAAGAGTCAAACGGCAAGTTACAAGATTTTATCGAAGAAGCTCGTACTGCATATAAAGAACAGCGCGTACTCGGTGCACAACGTGCACTGCAGTTCGGTGGTGACCAACTATTAAAACATCAGATGAGAATGTATAACTGTACATCTTCTTATGCTGATCGTCCAGATTTTTTTGGTGAATACTTTTATATTCTATTGTGTGGTGCAGGTGCAGGATTCTCTGTACAAGAACACCACGTAGCTAAACTTCCTCAAATTAAAAACAGAACTAAGCAAGCAAAAGGTTATATTGTTGAAGACTCTATTGAAGGTTGGGCTTCAGCTTTAGACGTCCTTTTGTCGTCTTATTTTGTTGGTGGTGGTAAACATCCAGATTTTGAAGGACGTAGAGTTTTCTTTGATCTTACACAGATCAGGCCAAAAGGTGCAAAAATTTCAGGTGGATTCAAAGCACCCGGCCCTGAAGGTTTACGTCGTTCTCTCGATAAAATAGAACTTATCTTACAAAATTTAGTTATTGATTCCAAAGATCCTGTATCTCTTCGTCCTATTCAGGTGTATGATGTTTGTATGCATGCTGCTGACGCTGTCTTATCCGGTGGTGTTCGTAGATCTGCAACGATTTGTCTTTTCTCGCCAGAAGACGAAGAAATGATGACAGCAAAAACAGGCAACTGGTTTATGGATAATCCGCAAAGAGGTAGGTCAAATAACTCTGCAGTGATTGTCCGCGATGAAGCAACACCAGATATGTTTGCAAAAATCATGGAATCTGTAAAATCGTTTGGAGAACCAGGATTCTATTTTACCACCTCAAAAGAACACACAACAAATCCTTGTGTAGAAATCGGTATGTATCCTCAGAAGGACGGTATGTCTGGATGGCAGGGTTGTAACCTTACCGAGATTAACGGTGGTATGTGTCATACCGAGGAAGACTTTTATAAGGCATGCCGCGCAGCGTCTATCCTCGGTACCTTACAAGCCGGCTACACTGATTTTAAATTTATATCGCCAGTGTCTAAAGAAATCTTTGACAGGGAAGCACTGCTAGGTGTTTCAATCACAGGTTGGATGAATAATCCGGAGGTTCTATTTAATGAAAAGATTCTTCAAAAAGGTGCTAAGATCGTTAAAGACGTTAATAGACAGGTTGCTAATATTATTGGCATTAACCCTGCTGCTCGCACTACATGTGTTAAGCCAAGCGGTAACGCAAGTGTCCTCCTCCAAACAGCAAGTGGTATCCACGCCGAACATTCACCACGCTATATACGAAACATACAAATGAACAAAGAGTCTGAAATTACTCAGGCAATCGTAAAGTCTAATCCTTACATGGTAGAAGAGTCAGTATGGTCGGCAAACGGCACAGACGTTGTTATATCATTCCCTATCGTACCACACAAAGGATCAATGTATAAGGAAGAACTCTATGGTGTCAAGCATTTGGAATTGGTTGCAAAAGCACAAAAGCACTGGGTCCTTGCTGGTACAAATGAGGAACTTTGCGCTGATGAAGGTGTTCGTCATAACGTCTCTAATACTATTATTGTTGATGATTGGGACGAGGTAGAAAAATACGTGTTTGAAAATCGCTATTCTTTCTCGGGTATTTCTTTCCTTGGCATGTCTGGTGACAAAGACTTTAACCAAGCCCCCAATACTGCAGTGATCGATGAAAAAGAAATGGTCAAGAAATACGGCCCAGCTGCAATCTTTGCATCCGGCCTTGTTGTAGATGCCATGAAAGTGTTCCCTAATTTGTGGGATGCGTGTGCTACCGCACAAGGTATGGGTATGGATATTACCCTTGAATCTTCAGAAAACTCTGCAAGACAAGATTGGGTACGACGATTTGAAAACTTTGCAAATAATTATACTAAAGGCGATCTTACAAGAGCAGAACATTGTCTGAAAGATTCATACTTATTTCACAAGTGGAATAAGATCCAACAAAACCTGCAACCAGTAAACTGGAACATGGATTTAACAGAACAAGTATTTACAGACGTAGATACGATGGGTGCTGCCGCATGCGCTGGTGGTGCATGCGAAATTGACTTCTGATATTGAATCACCTTGTCAAAACATATGCGTATTGCAAGATGGAATATGCATAGGCTGTGGCCGAACTGATGATGAGATTACTGAGTGGTATACCGCAACTGACGATAGAAAAATTATAATAAAGGAACAGTGTGGAAAACGATTACTTAATTGAATGCGAAGAATGTGACAATACCTGTAAAGTTATTTCATATGATTGGCCTGAGTATTGTCCTATTTGTGGAGCGCTAACTGAACCAGTCATGTATGAAGATGAATAAATAAATGTATGTGGTTATATAATGAACAACCTTACGATGAAACCCCAGATGAGTACCAAGGATTTGTGTACCTTATCACAGAACTGGATACAAACAAAAAGTATATCGGTAAGAAGAACTTCTGGCGGCCTAAAGTATTACCAAAGAATAGCAAAAGAACTCGACGGCAAAGAACCAAAGTCGAATCTGACTGGCGAGAATATTATGGATCTAATAAAGAACTTCAAGTACTCGTTGAACAGCGAGGGCAAGATAGTTACAAAAGAGAGATTTTAATACTTTGTAAAACCAAAGGTGAGATGTCATACTATGAAGCTAAGTTGCAGTTCAAACACGACGTCTTACTTCGCGATGATTACTATAACGAGTTTATAGGTTGCAAAATACATTCCAGACATTTACCAAAACAAGAAGCAAAATAATAGTTTACTTTTCAAAAGAACTGTGGTATAATAATACTACAATTAAGAAGGAGCTATTATGATTCTCATGGATTTTAGTGGTATCGCTGTTGCCACGATTGCAGTAAACAAAGTTAACGATGAAAATATGCTACGGCATATGATGCTTAACTCTGTACGCATGTATAACAAAAAGTTTCGCGATCAATATGGCCAAATGATTATATGTTGCGATGGTGCCAACAACTGGCGCCGTGGTTACTTTCCACAGTACAAAGCTAATCGTCGTAAAAGCCGCGATGATTCTGGTTTTGACTGGGCCGAAGCTTTTCGTATCATGCATAAAGTCAAAGACGAAATCAAAGAAAACTTTCCTTACAAAGTAATACACCTCGAAGGTTGCGAAGCCGACGATATTATTGGTACTATGGTAGAACATACACAAGAGTTCGGCCAGTACGAAGAAGTAATGATTGTATCTTCGGACAAAGATTTTTTACAGTTGCAAAAGTATGGTAATGTAAGACAATGGTCGCATATACTGAAGAAAGAAATCAAAGACCCTCACCCAAAATTAAACCTTATAGATAAAATATTATCAGGTGATACTGGTGATGGCGTACCGAATGTGTTATCAGGTGATGATACATTTGTAAACGGTGAAAGGCAAACACCATTATCTAAGAAGAAGAAGCAAGCTATCATAGAAGACTTAACTGATGGTGAACTATTATACGCTGCTTCTTGGTATCGTAACTATCAACGTAATGAAACACTGATTGATCTTACCAAAACTCCAAATGATTTGAAAAATAAAATAGTAGATGAGTTTTGGATTACTGTATTTAACGAGGGTAAGACACTACCATACCTTATAAATAACAATATGAAACAATTGATTGGATCAGTGGAGGAATTTTTATAAATGACCAAAAGAGTATATGAAGTAATTGAAGAGGCACAGAAGAAAAGAACAAAGGCCGGCAAGATTGAAGTCTTACAAAAAAATGATAGCTGGGCTCTACGAGATATTTTAAGAGGTACGTTCGACTCGAGTATTGAATGGAACCTACCACCAGGCGAACCGCCTTATCAGGCAGCAGAAGCCCACAACCATCCCACAGAATTAACTAGAGAAAATACAAAATTCAAGTACTTTATTAGAGGCTTTCGAGTTTCTGAAAGCATGAACACTATGAAAAGAGAAAGTTTGTATATCGGCCTGCTTGAAGGTATACATCCTAATGATGCTAAGTTAGTAATTGATATGACTAACAAAACATCACCTAAGTACATAACTCGTAATATCGTAGAGGAGGCTTTTCCAGACCTGCTCAGGGATTAACTTTAACAAATAGGAACTCAATGAACCTAGAACTCAAACCGTTAAGGCAAAAGAAACTGTACCATCAAATGAAAAAACAACTAGTTCGGCATGATAAAAGAGTAATGCTATATTTGAGAAATCAGAACTGGTTAAAAATAAGAAAACAAAAGGACAGAAGAAGACGAAGAGTGCTAATGAGATTATGGAGAATGAAACAATTGACATTACTGAAAACAGGAAGATTGCCTCTGCCAACTCTGGCAGCATCCTAATTCAAATCAATTGAAAAAATATTGGTGTACATATTATGAAAGAAGGTGTATAATTATATTATGAATATTTTTATTTTACACAACGATCCTGTCGTCGCTGCACAAATGCAGTGTGACAAACACGTACCGAAGATGGTAGTGGAAAGTGCGCAAATGCTTTCTACTGCTCATCGCATGCTTGACGGTACGGTGCAAATCGCACCATCAAAGTCAGGCAAACGTATGGTTCGCCATTATCGTTTGTTTGAAGACCCAGAAATGGACCAGGTTCTATATAAAGCTGTACACTACAAGCACCCTTGTACTGTATGGACTATGGAATCTTCAGATAACTATCTATGGCATTGGAAACATTTCGAAGCTCTATGCGAAGAATTCTATTTTCGCTTTGGCAAAATACATAAATCTAGTATGTTAAAAAGTCCACTATGGACGTTGCCACATAATATTCCTATGGGTGGTATGACACCATTCAAGCTTGCAATGAGTTCTAATCCAGAATGTATTCTTGAAAATGCAGTACTGTCGTATCGTGCATTCTATCAAACTAAACAAGAAAGATTTAAAATGGCTTGGGAAAGAAATCGTCCAAAGCCACATTGGTTTCAATATCATAAGGAGGCATGCTAATGGAAGCACTACTAATTATCGGCGCACTCGCAGCTGGTGCACACTATATGAATAAAGAAGAAGAACCTGAAGTAAAGTTTGTTTACTCTTCGCAACCAGCAAATGAAATTTATATAGCACCACACAGGCCTATTGACTTTACAAAGCCAGGAAACTTTGTAGTTGGTGATTCACCAGAAACAGGTGTACAGTGGGTAATGGTAACAAACTAATGTTAGATAATGTTGACAAGTTAGACTTTTTATATAAAGAAGTTGCTTATGCAGAAAGTAAGTTGCAACCTCAAGATACAGGACATATAAGTACTGCTATCAGCTGGTTGCAGCATAGGATTCGAGAAACACAGGAAGAAATACGCAATGCCAACGTACACCGTGAAGGACATAAAAAGTCAGGCTACATGGGACGTAATATGCTCATGGAATGAGTTACAAGAAATGTTAGATAATTCACCTGACTTAGTAAAAGTTTTGAGTACACCTAACTTTTCACATAGTGGTGTAGGTAGTTTACAAAGTAAAGTGCCCGATGGATTTAAAGATAGACTGAAACAAATTAAAAAAGGTTCGGGTGAAGGGAACACAATTAAAGTATAATGGAGTTTGTACATGAAAAAGTGGATCTCGGGTATGATGACCTGGTTGCTGACACACGTAAATCAGGGAGAACTTATAGCACTCCTGATGGTTCTCGTTTTCCTAGCATTACTACAGTTCTAAGTATCCTAAGCGAAGAAGCAATAGCAGCTTGGCGTAAACGTGTTGGTGAAGAAACTGCAAATCGTATAGGTCACCAAGCGTCTGGTCGTGGTACACAGGTGCATGCAATAGTAGAAAAGTATTTGAACAATGAAGAAATCAACGGGTATCTACCGCACGTTAGACAAAGCCTCGAAAACTTACGTCCGATTTTGGATAGCAGAATCGGAACGATCTATGGTCTCGAGGTTCCTCTTTATAGTACTCACCTTGGCGTTGCTGGCCGATGCGATTGTGTCGCTGAGTTTGACGGTGTACGATCGATTGTAGATTTTAAGACATCGAAGCGTGTCAAGACTAAAGATAAAATATCAAACTACTTTGCACAGATGGCAGGCTACGCCGTAATGTGGGAAGAACGTACAGGTATTCCAATCACAAATACAGTTATCATTATGGATGTAGATGATAATGAGCCTTTAGTATTCAAAGAACATAGAGATAATCACATCCAACTCCTCCTCGATACTAAAAAAGAATACGATCGCCGTAAACTTTTTTTCAATTAAATGCATTTTAGGGGTTTACTTTTCCGAAAAAGTATGGTATAATATATCTACAAAATAAAAAAGGAAGAGGAGCCTTTAATGACTAAAATTATTTCACTTAAACGACATAAAGAGTTGATGATTAACAGCCAAGAAACCTTGGATCGTGTGTTAAGACTCTATCCTGTCTGGATTCAACAAGAAATTGATAATCCTAGACCCAAGTCACCTGAGATCATCAAAGATCTGCAAAAAAGACTTGATGCTGCTAGGGAAATATTTGTTATCAGAAGATTACAGGGAGTTGCATAATGGAATATCGTTATAAAGTTTTAGAAAAAGTTCTTATGAATATCGCTAAAGACAGTTCTACTGAAAACATCTTTGATCAAGTAGAAATGCTGACAAGAGATGAGCGAATGAAACTACGTGAATTATTGCATGTATGTTTCTACGCTGAGGAGCATGCTGCAAGATCACAAGGAGAATTAGTATGACTGTATATCTAGACATGGATGGAGTCATTGCTGACTTCTTTAGTGGCCTTGAATTAAAATACGGTGTTGACCACTGGAAGTCAATACAAGATCGTGAAATTAAGTTTAAGGAACTTGCAAACACTAACTTCTTTCATACACTTCCAATCTTTAGAGAAGATCGCGGACCTAGGCGAGCTGGTGCTAGTATCTCTTGCGAAATCGTAAGGTTTGTAAATAAAATATCTGACGGTGACTGGGGTATCTGCACATCACCACTGCGTGGCGATACGATGAACTCAGCTTACTGGAAACGTCGTTGGCTAGAAGATAAACATTACATGCCACCTCTGGTAGAAAATCTTATCATTACATCCAACAAACATAAGTATGCTTGGAATTCAATTACTCGCAAGCCAAACATTCTTATCGACGATAAACCAGAAAATATCAAACGTTGGACAGAAGCTGGAGGTATCGGTATTCGCTTCCAGACTAATGAAGATGACTTAGAAGAATACCTTTTCGTAGAACTGGAGAAAGCGATTGAACGTTCAAGAACTTCTTAACTACCGTACACAGTTTGAAGAGATCACTTCAGACTTTAAACTTGATTACTCAGGATCGAGTATAAATACTCTTAAATGGTTTGTTGAAAACGGGCATAAGTCCAACTCACTTCGTGATGGATACCAAAAGGCATATGAACTTGCCGAGGCAATTATTACGGAGTACGAAAATGGCCGCACAGAAGAAACTAGAGACGGGTAGTAAATACGCACACTTTGATAAAGATGGCGATGGCATAGTCACAGATGAAGAGATGGCACTAGAACGTGAAATGATGCGTGCAGAAAATGAAGATAAAAAAGAAGATCAGATTAGGCGTATGGCATGGTTTGCTCTTTGGGGTATGCTTATCTATCCCCTCGGGATTGTTGTCGCTGACATTATCGGTTATGAGACAACCGGTCAGTTACTCGCAGATATTGCACCAACTTACTTTGTTGCTATTTCTGCTTTGGTTGGTGCATTCTTCGGTGCACAAGCTTATCAAAAAACTAAAACTAACGGAAAGTAATATTGACTAAATGGATGCTAGTGATGGTCACCATAGTAAATGGTGAACCTGTAAGTGAGAATATAGATATATTTGATGGATTAGCTGGATGTCATACTTATATGATTGAGCAAGAATTCAAGTACGACTTTGACACTTTTCAAAGAGATTGGGTTTGTGTGAGGTTAGAGGGTGACTGGCCATATAAACTTCGTTATTAAGGAATATTATGAAAAGACTAATATACCAAGTTTACGTAGGTAAACAATCACACTTATATAATCATTGTACTAAATCAGCTGCAGAATATTGTAAGGCACACGATATTGATCATATCGTGCAACGCGAACCTATACTTAGAATTAAGCCAGATGTTTTTGCTACAGGTAGATCAAAAGAATCTTACGAAAAACACGGTGGATTCTTACCTATCTTTGAAAAAGAAAACGCTTTTAATTACTTCAAAGACTATGATCAGATTGCAATTATCGATTCTGATATTTGGATTCGGCCTGGTGCACCAAACATTTTCGAAGAACTAACAGAAGAATATGACTTCGGTGGCATGGTAGAAAGTAGTGCACCAATCGTTGACTGGTATCGTAAAAAGATTATTAATTACTCACGTATGCAGTATGGATCTGTGAAGTTAAATTGGCAGTATGATAATAATTCAGGTTTTCCTTTTATGAATATGGGTTTGATGCTTATGAATAAGAGTTTTGCAAAGCATCTTAAAGGGCAAACACCTGCGCAGTTTATTGGTAGGCCTGAGTTCAAACAGTTTGTTGACGGCGTAGGTCCATGGAAGTGGTCTACAGATCAGACCCTATTGAATAGTTGGATACAACACGAAAACATTCCTACAAAGAAACTTAGTTGGAAATGGAATGCTTTGTTTACTGCGCTGCCTGATCATAAAATTAAAGAGGCGTACTTTGTACATTTCTTTTTGAAAGATAAATTACCTAACCGTGGTGAGAATGTACGTGAGTTGATGGAGCGTGTACAATGATTCTCATCTCACACCGTGGTAACTTAGACGGACCAACTCCAAAAGAAGAGAATAGAATTGAATACATTGAAAACGCTTTAGGTGAAGGCTATCAGGTAGAAGTAGATGTATGGTGGTGGGATGGTTTTTATCTAGGACATGACGAACCAGAATATCCTATTGACTTAAATTGGCTATCAGATCCACGCTTATGGATACATTGTAAAAATTTACCCGCAGTTAAAGAGTTACAATTTACTAGGTTAAATTATTTTTGGCATGAAAGCGATGAGTACACACTGACTAGTCACGGTTGGATATGGGCTTATCCGGGCAAGTACATGGAGCCTGGTACAAATTCTATTGCAGTTTTACCAGAGATACATAATACAGACACCACAAACTATAAAGGCATATGCACAGATTATATTTGGGATTACATAGTTGAAACTGATTTTATTTGATCTTGACGGTGTACTGATAGACGCCAAGAAGATTCACTACTTAGCATTGAATAAAGCCTTAGGTGAATATGCAATCACCGAAGAAGAACACTTGAATATTTACGATGGACGTAAGACAAGACAAAAACTGGATATGCTTACAAAGCGTAAGGGATTACCAGTAGAAGAACACGATCGTGTATACGAAGAAAAACAAGCTGAAACAATAAAGCTTATAAGAGAACTCAAACCAATCAAAGAATTACAGTTCCTGTTTCGTGAACTCGAAGCACAGGGATATAAGATTGGTGTATGTTCGAACTCCATTCGAAGAACAGTACTTACGGCTCTATCAAAAGCAGGATTGATAGAGCACTGTGACGTTATACTATCGAATGAAGACGTTAAGAACTCAAAGCCACACCCAGAAATGTTTTGGAAAGCTATGTCTATGATGGGTGTACTACCAGAAGACACTACAATTGTAGAAGACTCACCACTTGGTTTACTCGCAGCACAGCGTTCAAGAGCGTCATATATAAGAGTAGATAATCCTTATGATGTAACACGCGATAAGATATTAAAGAATCTAAAGAGTGAAAAGATGAATCCTAAATGGAAGAATGAAAACCTAAATGTATTGATACCTATGGCAGGTGCAGGTACAAGATTCGCAGAAGCAGGATATACGTTTCCAAAACCTTTGATAGATGTTATGGGTAAGCCTATGATTCAAGTTGTGGTAGACAACTTAGGTGTAGATGCTAACTTTATCTTTGTAGTACAGAAAGAACACAACGCTAAGTATAACATGGAAAGTATGCTAAATGTTATTGCACCAGAGTGTACAGTGATCGAGGTTGACGAATTAACAGAAGGTGCAGCTTGTACTGCACTACTTGCTCGCGATTACATCGATAACGATAAACCTTTGCTATTCGCAAACTCAGACCAGTATGTTGAATGGAATCCACTTGAGTTTATGTATGAAATGCAAGAACGTGATTGTGACGGAGGTATTGTAACCTTTGAAGCCACGCACCCTAAATGGTCGTATGCGAAGACAGATACAATGGGCAAAGTACTACAGGTTGCAGAAAAGAATCCTATATCAAATCAGGCAACAGTGGGTTACTACTATTGGAAACATGGGTCTGACTTTGTGAAGTATGGCGATGAAATGGTAGAAAAAAATATACGTGTTAACAACGAGTTCTATGTGTGTCCGGTATATAATCAGGCCATTGAAGATTCTAAGATGATACGTACTTACACAGCTAAGAAAATGTGGGGACTTGGCACACCAGAAGACCTGCAATATTTTATAGAAAATTATAAGGAAGACCAATGACAACTGCAGTGATGGCACCTCTATACGAGAGAGACTTAGAGTTAGGTAGAAATTTTGTAAAAGCATACAATGATTACTACGATGGTCTTAATTTATTTTTAGTATTTTCTGATCAAGCTGAAGTACATAAATTCAACTGCCACTACAATTATCAATATTTTGTCTGCACTGAAAAATTAGATGTAAGTAAAAAACCAATATCACAAAAAAAATTATTCGGTGTAAGACAAATATTTAACTCAACAGATTTTAGTAATGTAATGGTAGTAGATATAGACAGTTTGCCTTGTGCAAACGTAGATCTAGATGATTGCGCAAACTATAATATTGCACGTAAGAAAATCTACGCCAGCCCATCGACTAATCATAGTATTATTAACAAGGTAGGGCGCGATTGCGCAAATAGATTTTTTAGTCCACAAGATGTACAAAAATTAGAAAAAATTACTAAAGGATTTACATTATACTTCTGGTTTAATGAAATACCTATATATGAAAGAAAACATTTTCTACCTTTTTTAGAATACATTAATTATAGTAAGACAATGGATAGACTACTCTATACAACATTTGATTACATCATCTATGTGTTCTATCTTTTAATTAAAGATGAGATTGAATTAGTAGAGATTGATCATACTGTAGTGTCAGATCAAGGCAGCTTTCTAGAAACACAATCAATACAGGATCCTACTAGATTTGATGCTTTCTTTCAACTGGCAAAACCTATGTGGATAAAAGAACCGATCAACGAAAACAGTATGAAACGAGTATGGATGAGGTTACACGTAAACAGATGAAAAATGTAATATTCCAATACTACTTAGACTTCAACGGTGTAGGTAAACAGGAGATACACTATGCTAACGGCGGTGTACCTGCATGGGCTAAGTGTTCTAGTAAACTTTTTGCAGAGTATGCTAAGAAGCACAATGCAGACTATTTCTTTTTAGAAGATAGGTATGTAAACGCAACCTCTAACTTTTTTGAAGTAACTCGATTATTCAAAGATCCTATGTTTGATAAGTATGATAAGCTTCTATACTGTGATGTAGACGTAATACCAAAGAACATGGATGCCAATATCTTTGATGTATTAGGTGACCATGATTTTGCCGGTTGGCCAGAGCAGCGTATGTATGATCTTATAGTAGATATTAATTGGTCAGCTACATCAGCACTGACACAAAGATTTGCAGACTTTGGTTCAAAGTTAATACCATCTACACAGCACTCTGGTATACGTATGATAAACAGTGGCGTAATGGTTTGGTCGAGAGAGGCACGTTTAAAAGCAAGGGAATCTTTTGACGATCATGAAAAATGGTTTCACCACAAGAACGCATACCTCGATCCTAAGTGGATTAACGCCGGCCACAGCTCGCATTGTTTAGATCAACCTTATATCAATGCTATGGTGACAAAAAATAACTTTAAAGTACTCGAATTAGATAGAGTTTGGAATAGGTTTCCGACAGGAAAAGAAGAAACAGAATGTAACTTTGCTCACTATGTAGGTGACCACAGGTTTGGCATACCGAGGATGTTTGACAAATGAAAGAATTTATCTTAGTAATTAGTATGTGGGGATATGATGGTGCGTCTGATCAATACATAGGACAGATTGCGTTACAACATCCGTTTTCAGAAAAACAATGTTTCGCTCTTATAGAAGAAGACATGTGGGTTAGTAGTTATGATAATGAATACTATCATATGAAAGGACATTGTTTTCCTAAATCTTGTGCAGGAAAGAAGAGTTGTGATTAAAGTAGCAGTATGCATATCAGGTCAACCTCGAGGTGACTATAAGAAATGTAGGGAACAGTTGCAGCTTAACTTTCCTGATGCAGACTTTTACTATTCAGCATGGGAAGGATGTGAAACAGATGTTGAAACGTGGTTTATTGAAGAGCCAGTACTGGACTATCACCCGTATGGTGATATACCTAAAGACATAGTTTTATCTGAAAGACTTGCGGATAAGATACCTAAGTTTATGTCTAAGCCACACGAGGTAGAAAGAACAAGTCACCAAACAAAACAGATATTAGCGCATGCATTTATGGTAGAAGAATATCCAGACTATGATGTATATGTCAGGTCAAGGTGGGATACTTATACGTGGCCTGAAGCTAACTTTGATCCTTTCGTTTGGTGTGCACACAATGATAAGAATGCAATAGGATTTGGTACGCCCAGTCAAAACATATCTGTAATAAGAGAAGAACGCGATAATCCTTATACACAATACTTTTTGTTTGACCAGTTGATCATACATTCTAATGAAGCATTTGATCCTGAATACGTATATAAATTACATAGAGAAAAGAGATTAATTGCTGCTGAATGGGGTTGGTGGCAGGTAATGTCAAAAGGCAACCATCGCTGCATGCATGGTTGGGCTAACCCTATAAGTCATGTGTTTAGATGAAAAATTTAATTATACAATATTATGATAAGACTCTACCAAAGTGGGGACAGATAAGTCGTAAAATGTTTGAGCAGTACGCTGCCAAACACGGTGCTGAATATGAGTATTACGATAAACTAGAGTTTTGTCCAGAAGTTCCTTACTTTGAAAATTTAAATCTGGTTTACAATGATCGCTTTTTGTGTTATAATAATATATTATATGTTGATGTAGATGTAATACCAGAAAACATGGAAGAAAACATATTCGAAGAAGCAGACTTTATTGAAGATATTGGTATGGTACCAGAGTGTAAGCCTAACGGTATGAACGCCGATCCTTTTCACTTGTTACCAAATGTGGAGTATCAATATAGAAAAGCGTGTTTTAAGTTTGGTTGTCCGGTGCGTATGGCAACACGTGGGCCGGCACCATATCTCATACTAAATAGTGGTGTAATGCTATGGACGAAACAAGGAAGAGCAAAAGCAAGAAAAAGATTCATGTACTGGAAAGATTGGTACGAAGGTGTAGAAATGTCACAGCTAAAATTAGATCAACCTTTTATTACATCGCAGGTTACTAAATGTTTGAAGTACGAAGAAATGGATCTTAAATGGAACGCTTATCCTGCATTCAGATTCCATGAAGGTATGATACCAAAGAACAGAAACTTTATTCACTACACGGGTGGAAAGAAAAAATTTATCGAGGAACTCTATGCTTAAAGAATTATTTGACAAGTTTAGTTGTGATAAAGCATCAAGGCACAGCTATCATGAAATATATGAACCACACTTCGAACCTTTGAAGGACGAAGAGATTAATATTCTAGAGATTGGAATATTTAAAGGTGCCTCCACTGCAGCATTTACTAAATACTTTTCTAAAGCTCACATCTATGGAATCGATATTTTCGAAAGAATAAACCCTGAAGAAGTACCAATCCTTAATCATAAGCGAGTGACGTGGATGAAAGGTGATTCTACTAAGAAACCTGAATACTGGCCTGACGTAGAGTTTGATATTATTATTGACGATGGTAGACATACTCCTTTTAGTAACCTAATGTCTTTTCGCTATGCTTTTCCTAGGTTGAAAAAAGATGGAATGTATTTTATTGAAGATGTATGGGCACTTGACAAAATGAGGTTCGAACATCAGTGGACCAAAGCTAGACCTAAAGACTTTAATATGGACATATACAATTCTTTCTTAAATGAAATTGCACCATACAAAGTTACACACTACGATAACACGGCTGACAACCAAGCTGAAAGTTATATTATCAAAGTGGAGAATAAAGATGAAGATTAATGTAGGCTGCGGTTGGGAATGCCGTGATGGGTGGCTCAATGTAGATAATACACAGAAACACCAGCGAGTAAACTATCCAATCACGTTTATGGATGCCACTGTTACATGGCCATATGAAGATGATAAATTCGAGGCCATGTTAAGTGAACACATGATTGAACACTTACCTGAAGAGAAAGGTTTGTTTGCACTAAAAGAAGCATACCGCACATTAAAACCAGGTGGCGTGGCACGTATCACCTGTCCTAATCGTGACTTCTTTACTACACTTACTGATAACAACCACCCATTCGTTGTAAACTACTGCCGTATAATTATGAACAATACGATACCAAGTGCAGCACGTGTAGTCAGCAGGACACTCAATGAACAAGGCCATGTATGGGTACCTACACCATTGATGCTCTGCAGACAGATGCAAAAGGCAGGTTTCAAAGATGTTAAAAAAGTAACTTACGGTAGAAGCGAACATGAAGTTTTCGACGGCATTGAAGAGTTCAATGGCATACGTGAATATGAAACATTGTGCGTTGAAGGAACAAAATGAAAGCTTATGCTATCACAGTAAAAGGTAATGCCATATCTGAAAAAGGTACGAAAGGTCTAGTGCA